GTTCACTATGAAAATCTCAGACCTATGCTGTGATGAGATTAAGAAATATCCAATGAAGAAATACGAAAAGGAAAGTGGGCGAAAGTACAAGATTACAGGAATGAGGAAAGCTGAAGGTGGCAGGAGAACCCGTACACACTGTGTTGTGTTTAGAAAAGGCAGAATCTCATTTCAGCCACTAGCGGTAATAACAGATGAGTGGGAAGAATGGTTCATCAAGGAGCACAACATCAAGTTATGCAAGTTGTACTACCCACCATATAACTTCATAAGAACAGGCTGCAAGGGTTGCCCTTACGCTATCGAGATCCAAGCTGAATTAGAAACGCTGGCAAGGCTACTGCCTGCCGAGAGAAAACAATGCGAATACATCTGGAAGCCTGTTTATGAGGAATATCGAAGAATAGGCTACCGATTAAAAAAGAACGAACAGCAAAAACTGTTCTGAAAGGGAAAGTATGAAAAAGAGAATTAACGTATTACTTATGCTTATCAGTTTGTTCCTGCTGGCTGCTGATAGCGACAGCTTCACCGTCTTCTTACTTACCAAGGCTGCTGGGTTAGGGCTGGGTTTCTATGCCGGAAATAACATTTAAGAGCCAGGCAGAGGTGATTGAGAAGCCGTATCTGTCTATTCAGGACATCAGAGAATTGGTGCCAATTGGTTACTGCCAGGCAAGGAAGATCATCACCGAAGTTAGAGATGAGCTGGAAGCCGAAAATAAGCCACTGTTCCGCACAAAACAGTTACTGGCTCCTACAAGTCAAGTGCTGAAGAAACTAGGCTTAAACGCAGCGGAAATACGCAGAAATGCGAAGGAGTGCCAATGAAACAATGTTGTCATCACTGTAAAGACAGATACCCTGGATGCCATAGCGAGTGCGAGAGATACGCTGAGTTCCGCAAGGAAGTAGACAGATTAAACAGAAAGCACAGAGCTCAACAGGCATGCAGTAACTTCTCTCCATTCACCAGAGAATCAACGATGTGGAGGAAAAAGAAGAAGAATGAACAATAAGATAAGCGGTACAAAGTACGAAGAAAGAGTGGCTCAGGTCCTTTATGACAGAGGGTACTGGGTAACACTGCTGACCGCAAGCAGAACAGGCCAGCCAGCCGACATCATAGCTATTAGGGGCATGGAGTTCGCACTGCTGGATGCCAAGTTCTGTGCCAAGGACAGATTTGAATTGAGAAGGGTAGAGCCTAACCAGATAAGGGCTATGACAATGCTTGAGAAACGAAGCGGAAATGCGATAGCTGCTTTTGTCTTAGGAATGTCTACCGGCAATTACATTATCAGCTGGGAGAGGGTGAATGACCTGATGAACAGAGGAGTTAAGAGCATTGGCCTGGCTGAGTGTGAGGAATTGATTACCCTGGAGGAGTGGGCTACATGAAGTGCTACCTCGACAACGTAATCACCATAGAAAACCCCACCACAGAAGTAGTGAGGTGGATCAAGAAGAATTTGCGGTTTGATAACCCTGAATACATGTCAAGGGAGCGTATGGGTTTCAGTACCTGGAACGTACCCTCAGAGTTGGAAATGTTCGAGGTCAGAGGTAACAAATGGATAGTGCCGTATGGCTGTCTTAGAGACCTCGCACCGCTGATTAGGGGTACTACAGAGCAGTTGTTCCAAGAGAATGAAACAGTGCGCTACGGGGCTGAAATTGAGCTGTATGACTACCAGCGGAAAGCGGTAGACAGTATGTACGAACAGTTCTATGGGATCCTTCAGGCACCAGCCGGAAGTGGTAAGACCCAGGTGGGAATTGCACTGATAGCCAAGCTGGGAAAGAAAGCCTTATGGCTTACCCACACTAAGGATCTGCTAACACAATCGTATGACCGAGCCAAGAGATACATTGATGAGAGCCTGCTGGGAACGATCACAGAAGGCAAGGTACGGATAGGCGAGGGCATCACGTTTGCAACGGTGCAAACAATGGTAAACCTCGACCTGCCAACATTCAAAAATGAATGGGATGTCATTGTGGTAGATGAGTGCCACAGAGTGAGCGCCAGTGCTACCTCACTGACAATGTTCCAGAAGGTACTGAACAACCTGAGCTGCAAGCACAAATACGGATTGTCAGCAACAGTACACAGAAGTGATGGGCTGATAAAATGCACGTTCGCATTATTAGGTGATGTCATTTACACCATTGATGAGAAGGAAACAGCCAGCAAGATTATGCGAGTAGGCATCAAGCCAATAGGCACTGGAGTTCAGCTGCCGGACAGAATATTTGGGTTCGATGGCAAGATCATCTATGCCAAGATGCTGAATTATCTGGCTGAACACACTGGCAGAAATGAGCGTATTGTCTGTGACCTGCACGATGAAAAAGAGCATAGCTGCCTGGTGCTGAGTGACCGATTAGAACACTTGCGAGAGCTGATGGAATTGCTACCTGAAGATATGAAAGAGAAGGCGGTATTCATCAGCGGTAAGAGCAAAAGCAAAGACAGAGATGCAGCCATGGATGCGATGAGGAGTGGAGAGAAGAAATATCTGTTCGCTACCTACTCACTAGCCAAGGAAGGGCTAGACATCCCAAGGCTGGAAAGATTATTCCTTGTAACCCCTCAGAAGGATTATGCGGTAGTAACGCAAAGTATTGGCAGGATAGCCAGAACGTTTGAAGGAAAGGCTGACCCAATCGCTTATGACTACGTGGATGATGACCCCTACCTGGTGCGGAGCTACAAGAAAAGATGCACAACATATAGAAAGAATAAATGTTATTGGGTGGAATAAATGAAACAGAAGGAAATTGAAACAGGAACACACTTATTCTCAGTAGCAACGGGTATGGTATCTCCGTTTATGAAGAAAAGCAGAGCTGCCGTTGACTACATTACTAAGTTAGATGGATTTGTAGCGGTTCACTTTACACCAGACGGACAGTACACACTGTGGCTGTTCGACACTGTGAACCACGCTATTGAGGCTAAGAACCTAATGAATCACAAGGGCATAGAGGTTGGAAACAACATCTGTGAGATGGAAGTTACAGCCCCTGACACTATGAATTTTGTAGGTGTAGCTGCAGGAAAAGATAAAGGGAAAGGGTATAAAAAATGAACATTTATGAAAAGTTAAACCTCGCAAGAATTGAGTTCTTGCAGAGTGGAATCAAGAAAACGGGAAAGAATATCAAACAGGCTTATATGTACTTCCAGCTTGCAGACATCATTCCGCAGGCTGAAGAAATCTTCCGCAAGTACAAACTGCTGAAGGTAGATACCATCACTGATAACATCTTCATTTCTTCAGTAGTGAATTGCGAGCAGCCGGAAGAAAAGGTTGAGTTCAGAGTTCCATTTGCCGTTGCGGATCCTATCATCTCCAGCCGTACTGGTGGTGAGGTTACCAACGTAGTGCAGAGAATTGGTTCCAGCATTACCTACATCCGCAGATACAGCTGGCAGTTAGTTCTGGACATTGTAGAAGCTGACCTCATTGATGGTGACGGTGTAGCAGAAGAAGTACCAGTTAAGGCAGAGCCAAAGCCAGTAGAGGTTAAGGAAGAAAAGAAAGCAGCCTTGGTAGAGATGCTCACTAATGCTGATGAACCAGCTAATGAGTTCCAGATTACTGCTTTAAAGAAGTTACTGAAAGAATTAACAGAGAAAGGTATGAGCGATCTCTCAAGGCAGATTCTGATGGACACCCATCTGCTGAAGGATGTCAGCAAAAACCAGGCAGAGATCATCATTAACCAGCTCAATGAGAAGTTAAGTGCTACTAAACCTATCGAAATCACGGATGATATGCTGCCGTTCTAGGAGAGGATATGATCCAGCTAATAAATGGTGATTGCTACCAGGAAATAAAAAAGATACCTGATAAAAGCATCGATTTAATAGTTACAGATCCGCCTTATGAGATAAAAGGGCTACACATAGGCACAGGAATCTTAAAGAAACGTAAACCAGGAAATTATGTTCACCAAATGATGAGTTCTAACTTAGGTGATGGCATTGACCTGAAGCTGATGGGGGAGTTCGTCAGAGTCCTAAAGAATATATATATATATATATATGGTGTAATAAGGAACAAATTTACGATTACCTAACCTATTTTGTGAAAGAGCAAGGGTGCAATTTTGAAATCATAATTTGGCATAAAACAAATGTTCCTCCATTTACTAACGGCCATTATCTAAAAGATAAAGAATACTGCTTAATGTTCTGGGAACAGGGGGCAAAAATAAATGGCACTTATGAAACTATGGGAACAGTTTATAGAAGCACTACTAATGTCAAAGACAAAGAATTATATGAGCGCCCCACAATTAAACCTCTAAACATTATTGAAAATTTAATTAAAAACTCATCTGCCCCTGGTGATACTGTTCTGGATTGTTTTATGGGCAGTGGCACTACTGGGGTGGCATGCCGGAATCTTGATAGAAATTTCATAGGAATAGAGATAGATCAGAAATACTTTGACATAGCAAAGAGAAGAATTGAAACACAAGTTCAACAAACACAATTGTTTTAAGGAGAAGAAATGGAATGGTTAGAAGATAACAGAGTAAAGATTACTCCACCAGCGTTACCTCGTAAAATCACTGGCACCAGGTTTGGTGCTGTGCTGGGTTACAACGTATGGAAAAGCGAGTTTGCAGCTTGGTGCGAGATGACAGACACCTACAGAGAGCCGTTCACTGATACCAAGTACACCATCGCTGGTAAGGTGATTGAACCCATCATAGATGAGTACCTCAAGAAATCCTACTACATGACAAACCTGGTTAAGCCTGAGGATGTATTTGCACCGAGAAGTGAGCAGATGATTCACCGAGATTTCTACCCAATGAATGACATCTTTGGCGGGATGTGGGATGCCTTACTGCTTAAAAACGATAACTCCGTTGATACGGTAATCGAAATCAAGACAAGCTCAAGGCCAGAGGATTGGGTTAATGACATCCCAATTCACTACTCACTGCAGGCTAGTTTATATGCCTGGTTATCTGGCACAGAGAATGTAATCGTTGTCTGCTCCTTCCTCAAGGATAAGGAATACGATAACCCAGCCGAGTTCAAGCCTAACGCTAATAACACCATTGTCCGCAGTTTCAAGGTGCATGAGAAGTTCCCACACTTTGACCTGCTGATAGAGAAGGCCGAGCTATGGTACAAATCGCATGTCATAACTGGCATCTCACCACAGTATCTGCCGGAAGATGAAGAAATCCTGAAGGCACTGAAGACCAAGTACATTGATCCTAACACTGACATCGAAGAATTGATGAAAGAGTACATTGAGTTGGCAGAGCAGAGCGCAGAGGTTGAAGCTACTCTCAAGCCCCTCCAGAAGCGTTCTAAGGCACTCCAGGAGCGAATTAAGGAGTATTCCGTAAGTCAGTTCGCAGAGAATGAAACGAGCGTTGTAATGGCTCTAAATGGCTATACGTTCAATGTCGGTCTGAGTTACAAAAAGGATCTCGATAAGAAGAAGTTAGAAGAAGATGGCCTGCTGGAGCAGTACACCATCACAAAACCAATATACACATTAAGGGTAAGTAAGAGTAAGGAGGAGTAACCACTAATGTCTAATACAATCGAGTTAGCTGAGAACAAATTTCAGCCCCTGGCAACAGGGAAGTATGTATTCACAATTCAGGATATTAAGTATGATCCTGCTTTCCAGAGAGTGGATATGAAGCTGGCCACTGAAACAGGCCGCACACTGTTCCAGACATTCTACTTCATGACCAAGGATGAAAGACCTAATGATGTCCAGCGGTCACTGTTCAGCCGGATGGCTAAGGCAGCCATGAATGACAAGAACCTCAAGAATGTAGATCCTGACCTGCTGATGGGTAAATCATTCAAGGCTGAGGTCACACACACCGTGTTACCAAGTAAGAATGATCCTAATGAAACAGTTACCTTTGTAAATTTGAAGAATTATGAATCAGCCGAAAACAAGGCTGTAGAGTTAAGTGATGATGAGTTAAAAGCCTTCCTGGGCTAAGGGGATAAGTATGGTGGGTGCCAAGAGAAACAGTGTTGGGTACTGTAATGCCTTTATCTCCCATTGTGCTAATTATTACTTTCAGAATGAAAACCTTGTTGACCTGGCACTGCTGACAGAAGCGCAAGCTAATAACTTCAAATGCATAAGCGCTGCATTATCCCATTTCAATCGGCTGGAGGTAGATATGCTGAGATGTATATTTACCTCTGGTCTCCCCCTGGCAGAAGCCATGAGCGTACTGTGTAAGAACAGTGAGAGCAGCTGGTTTGTGGTACGGAAGTTCATCAAACTGGCAGCAAGCTACAGAGGGCTGATATGAGATTGCCGGAAGAAATTACCTCACTTAATCAGTGGGTAGTAAATCGCAAGGACAGCAAGCTACCGCTTAATGCCATAACGATGCAGGCCGCATCAGTGAGTTCACCTGAGACCTGGAGTTCTTACCAGAGCGCATTACAAGCGCTTCAGGCGAGGAAAGCTGATTACCTAGGGTTCGTGTTCAATGATAACGGAATCGTTGGCATAGACCTCGATAAGGGCTTTGAGGACAACGGAATAATACCCACTGCGGAAACGATGGACATAATAAACCACATCCGCAGCTACACCGAAAAGAGTAAGAGTGGCAGAGGGTTTCACATCCTGGTAAAAGGGGTGCTGCCATTCAATGGGAAGAACAACAGAAAAGGCATAGAGATTTACCAGGTAGGAAGGTACTTCATCACCACCGGCAGACAGATGCTGTATGACAAGATAATCGAGAATCAGAACGGCATCAATTATGTCCTTGATAAGTATTTCAAGGATGAAGTTCAGACGGAGAGCAAGTATAGCACAAGGTATTACCAGGTAGATTGGAAGGCAGACAAGGGCATAGCACTGGAGCCTGAATATCCAATGATTCCAGCCGGATGCAGAAACCAGAGTCTTACTTCATTAGCAGGGCAATACCACTCACAAGGGTACAGTTACGATGAAATCTATGACCTGGTGATGAAAGCCAATGAAGCTGCTTGTGACCCACCCCTGGACAGCAGAGAAGTGCGGTCAATCATAAGATCCGTAAGCAGGTACAAAAGATGAAACTGAATGAACATGCACAAGTATATCTCTGCGTGGATAACCAATGCTATGAGATTGAATTAACGCACCTTGAGGTTGGATATGACTTCAAGGGCACTGGAGTGAAGATTGAGGGGAAGATAATGGATGACCCCTGGAGGAGATCAATTCATGAAGAAAGATTTACAGCGGCAGATAGCCGAAGTTCTAAACCAGCAGGAAAACGCTAAGACCATTGAGGAATGGTTAGAGCTGGAGCAGAAACTGATGGATCTGAGAGAGCAATATCACAAGTGGGTGAAGACAGATGATGGACATACTGATTAAGGTATTCATAGCGTTCTGCGTAAGCTTCACCATTGGGTTTATAGGAGCAGCTATTCTGATAAGGTGGTATGACAGAGGATGAAGACAGTATTTGGGAGTAAGTACAGTATCTACACAGTAATCGTAGAGGAAGGCGAAGACGGCTCTTACAGAGCGAAAATCTACCGAGGTGACACAGTTGTCTATGCTGATATTAGACCTCACAAAACGGCTGAAAATGCCTGTAAGAAGGCCATAGATAATTACATTAAGGAAGGCTTTGCAGAGTACCACAAGTACAATTTCCTGGTGGATGACTTCATGGGTGAAGGGCAGCCAAAGAAAAACTACTGGAAGGAATACAGAGCCAAGATCAAGGCTGATGAGCTGGAAAAGATAAAGGAGATTGCTAACAATGATTTTTGTACAGGATATTACAGAAAGATTCTTGATTAATGTCGAGAAGATAGACTACATAGACCACAAGCCGGATGGCAGGTGGTATGTAGTAGTCCGTAACAGGCAGTTTGAGATTGCTGAAAAAATGCTGGAGCACTTGAAAGAGTTCTTTGAAGGGAGATTGAATGATGAAAACAAAGCAGCGAATGAAGTCTTCGGCAGAGTGCCGACAGTAGATGATATCCCAGTTGAGTGGATTAAACAATGGCGAAAAGATAAGTGGTTCAGTAAAAAACCAATAGAAGAAAGAATAATTATGGCTATGGGTGTAAGGCTGATGTTAGAAGATTGGGAGGAAGAAAATGCCAAGGCTGATTGACGAAAACAAAGCAAAAGAAGTCTTAACTGACTATTACCACATCCGCACGAACATTCAGCAGATAGCGATGGAAGAAGCGTTCAGCAGAGTGCCGACAGTAGAGGCCATTCCTGTTGAGTGGATACGGAATAAGTACAGGGAAAAATGGGAAAAACCCGAAATGGGAAGACGTGATTTTCAATTTTGTGAAGTAATAGATGAATTGCTAGAAGAATGGGAGAAAGAAAATGCCAAAATTGATTAATGCGGACGCTTTAGCGGATAGATTAGAGGCTCTTGCTTATGATGTTTGGAACCAAGGGGCGAGTACAACGTGGGCGAACGCTTTAGAGGACTTTGCTGAAATGGTGAGGGACGAGCTAGCGGTAGATGTTGAGCCTGTGAGACACGGGCGGTGGATTATGAAGAGTGATCCTTACGGGTTCTTTGAAATTCCTGTGTGTTCAGAGTGCGGGCGTACTACGAAGACGAGAAATAAAACGAAGTTCTGCCCTAATTGTGGTGCAAAAATGGAGAATGGAGAAAGAAAATGATAGCAACAACGAATATAAGTAAAGAGGAGTGGCTGGAGAAAATTGAAAACGCTAAAAGGTTACTTTATAGCTACGAAAAAGCAGATAGGCGGTATCTTGTTGATGAAATCTTTTTGTACCGTTTATTTGAAATCGCTACTACCGCAATTCCCGTTGAGTGGATATTGAAATGGGCGTGCGAATTTTGTAATCCGAACAGCGAAGGCTACAAGATGGCTATGGAATTGATACACGATTGGAGGAACGAAAATGCCGAAAACAGTAAATGACCTACTGAATGAGCTTGAAAACCTCTGTAAATATGTAAGAGAAATTCACGGTGATGATACTGTATGCGGTTTTTGCGAGTATGATGCCGGCTATATTGGTGAGGAGCCTGCCGAATGTCCCGGCTTTGAAAGCAACGAGTGCTTTGTACTTAAAAAATCATTTCGTAAAGAGTATGAAATTAGGAAGAATTAGGAAGAATTAGGAGAAAAGAAAATGGAAGATAAATTAGCACTCATCTGTGGCTACTCCATTGATAAGGTAGTAGAGATAGTTAGTGAGTATAAGCACAACAGGCTGGTGCCAGCAGACTTCATCCTGGACAGAGCCGAGTTATGCGATAAGGAGTGGGAAAAAGATGAGAACCATTACTGCCGTAACGTAGCTGATGGTCTCAGAGAGCTTCTTCAGGATTGGGAGGTAGAAAATGGATAATAGCACATGTTCATTCTGCCAGGATCTTGAGATCACTAAGGCTAACAATGACAAGCTCAATGAAGAATTAAAAAAGGAAAACACCAGGCTGAGTGTTCACTACATGGTCTCGCTGGTAGAGATCCATGACCGCTTATACAGCCCTAAGTATTCCAAAACCAGCAGGTTGCAGGGCAGATCCGAATACACTCACCAGCCAAAAGGGTTCTACTACTGTCCACTATGTGGCAGGAGGCTGAAGGATGGATCTGAATGAAAACTATAAGCAGCTCATCAGCGCTGTTCTCCTCCGCTATGTGAGAGATTATGTCTCATCCTATGTCTATCTCAAGAAGCATACTAAAAACAGCCTGGAGGACAAAATAAAGCGCTCAGAATCGGCTCTCCGCAGGGTTGCTGCTGAGTATGACATCAATAGCAAGGAATACAAGGATGCCAAGAGGATCCTTACCAGCTACCGCTGGAAATTAGCCTGCTTTAACAGGGCAGAGTACACCGTTGGTAATGCCAGATATGACATCGAGGAAGGGCTGATAGGTTTCTGTTGTGGGGTGTTGGGCTACAAGTTCGATGATACTGACAGCCTTATCAACATGCTCACATACCTTGCTGAGGACAGTACCCAGCGCCGGAAAATTTTAAAGAAGGGAAAGGAAGTAAAGAAGCTGATATATGACTAATACTGAATATCGCCAGCCTTATGACCTGGAAACCCTTGGAGTCACCTGCACTTATCAGCCAGAGCCTACTGACCGAGAAATCATAGCCAGCTACTATGATAAGATATGGGTGGATAAGGATAAGAAGATCCTGGATGAGAACACCTTTGCCAGAATGTTCTGTGACATAAACAAGTGTGTGTTCTATAACGGAGTCTTCTACACCAAGGATGGCAGAGAGACAGAGGACAGCATGGACAGATCAATCTGGCTCAGCCTGGAGAGCGCTGGTATCTCTACTAACGTAGCAAACAAGGTAAAGCGCCTGAGAGATGCTGTCCGCCTGGCTGCCATACCTACTCATGAGCACCCATTTAAGATAGATCCCAACCTGATCCCATTCCTTAACGGAGTGTTCAACCTGCCTAAGATGGAGTTTATCGAGGGCATGACTATGACTTATCCTTACTGCCTGCCAGTAAGTTTAATGAAGAATTTCGGCTCAATGCCTAACTTCACAAAGTGGCTTCATGACCTGTTTGAGGATGAAGACATCCCCACAATCCAGCAATTCCTGGGCTACTGCTTAGTTCCTTCTAACAAGGCTCAGAAATCCTTATTCCTGGTAGGAGACGGTGGCTCTGGTAAGTCAGTCATAGGAGTAGTGTTAGAATCTCTCCTGGGTGATGCCATGCTCAGCACCTCTAACACTCAGGACTTCCTGAATGACAAGTTCAAGCTGCCAGAGTTAGAGAACAAGTTAGTCCTCTATGATGATGACCTGGACAGCAAAGCCTTGGAGGGCACCGGCTTCTACAAGAAGCTCATTACCAACAACGTAAAGCTGACAGTAGACAGGAAGTATGGCCAGCCATTCTCATTCACACCTCACGTTAAGTTAGTGTGCTGCTGCAACGAGATGCTGACTTCTACCTATGACCAGACAGATGGATTCTACCGCAGGCTGCTGCCTATCCGCATCAAGCCAAAGCGCCCAGACTTCAAGCCAGACCTGCTCTTCTATGACAAGATCAGAGAGGAGAGGCACACCATAATGCAGTGGGCGCTCATAGGTCTCTTCCACCTCATCAGCAATAACTGGGTGCTCCCGGAAAGCCAGCGCACTAAGAATTATCTGTCTGCTCGTAAGGATCTCTCTAACTATTATCCGCTCTTCATGGAGTCCTGCTTTGACTTTGGCTACCCAGAGGGCAGAGTTCTCATGAGTGAGTTAGAAGACCTCCACAACACCTGGTGCCGTAGTAATGCCTTCACTGCTACCAGCTTCACAAGGCTTAAAAAGTGGCTTCTGGACAACGCTGAGAAGTACAGCATTACCTATAACAAATCCGTTAGAAAAGGCTCAGATGTCTCTACCGGCTACACTGGTCTGAAGATAAAAGACACCTGGGCTGCTAAGGAAGGTACCATTAGATTAACCTGATTTTTATGGCCGCAGAGAGCCAAAAAATGCCAGTTTCTGAAAACTACAAAAACTACATTTTCCTCTCTGCCCCTTTCTGAGTTTGTAGTTCTTGTAGTTCTAATAATGATGAAAACTACAAACCAACTACTTCAATTTTGTCGATAAATACGAACAAAAATGCACTTTGTAGTTATTGTAGTTAGAATTTTCTTACCCTTTATAGAAAATAGTAAAAAAAGAAGAAAAATAGAGATATAAATATAAAGAGAATAGGAGACAACTACAACTACAACTACTTTTTGGAAGGAGGACACTATGCCAAGACCTAAACATCTGCCGGATACTGTTGATCCCTATAAAGTCATACCTAAGACAGATACCAGATACCAGCTGGACTTAGAACCTGGTGATAACTCCAAAGCCATAGGTATCATCATGCAGTTTAATAATCTGCCTATCATAAATCTGCGAGAGCCGGAGCAGGTCAGAGATAGAATTAATCTGTTCTATCAAATGTGCTTTGACAATGACTTCAAACCTACTGTTGCTTCTTATGCTGCGAGTCTTGGGTATAGCAGAAAAAGCTTGTGGGCTTTGATGAATAATCAAAGTATCGGTGGATGGGAAAACCTACCGACTCTCAGTATAGACTACATTAAAAAGGGCTACTCATCACTAGAGCAGCTCTGGGAATATTATATGCAAAATGGCAAGATCAACCCCGTTTCTGGGATCTTCCTGGGCAAGAATAACTTTGGGTATGTGGACAAGACAGAGCATGTGGTGGAACCTCGTGCGACTTTGGATGACAGCGACTTGGAGAAGAAGTACCTGACTACCAGCGACTCTGGCGACTTTAGCGACTTTGACTAGCGACTTTCGCGCTCTTACCCCAGGGCGCAGTGGTACCCCTGGAGCCCTGCAGCTGGAGGGTGAGAGTCACTCTCAGGCAGGCAGGGTTAGAGCTGCTCTCAAGCTGCAGGGTTGGAGTTACTCCAAGGCGGTAAGGTTGCCAGCCCTGGCCGCTGCCAGATCAGCCAAAAGGCCAGCGTTTAAGCTGGCTTTTCTTTTAAAACTGATTTATGATCTTAAATACAGCGGCATTTCTGATAATTCCAACCGGCCAGTGATACCAGGTTTCTGGATCTTCTTTTTTGTAACCATGCCAACCTCTGGAGGTCTTCCAGAGCTGCCAAGATCCTGCCAAGCTTTCAGCTAGTCCCTGGCCTTCGATAAAGGTTGATTTTCTTTTAATAACGTTTTTGTTCATGTTTCCTTCTTTCCATCCTCTGCATTTTTCCGGGCTTGGAACCGGCAGCGGCTGCATTATGGAAAGCCCTTTTGAAGGGCTTTTATTTTAGCTGTAATGCCTTACAGGGCATAACATGGTAAATTGTTTGTAGTCCTGACAATCTGCATCAAATGCTTTAATAATAACGGGTTTGAACGGGCTGCCGCTTACAATATCCAGCATTATATGATCATCGGCTTTTAAATCCTTGATAATAGCTTTTAAATGCTTAACAGATAATGAAATGGCGGTTGTTTCTGTTTCATTGATCCGGCTTTCAATGATTTTATCAAATGCCGGGAAGCTTCCAGCATCTAACCTATTAAGGAATATTTTTTCATCAGTGAATCCGTTTTTTAGCGTCAAGGCTTCAGGATCCAGGATCATACAGGCATCTGGATAGCTGCAGGGCTTCCAGCTTTTGGGAAGGTCAACCGGCTTAATTGTAGCGTTGACGGTTTCACCGTTTAATTGTGCTGAGATCTCAGCTTTAAACAGTTTATAACTATCTGTGCTTTCAATAATTACGGCATTTTTAGCGGGATCGCTGTAAACATGCAGAGCGGTTAAAACTGGCTTAATATCGCTTTTTGCGGTATAGTTGCGGGCCTGCTTCAGAGCGTTTAAGATTTCGTTGTGATTTACTAACATTTTTAATATTTTCCTTCCTGGCCTATGGTCTGGCCTTATATAAACCCTTTGGTTTATCTGATACCATTCTAAACTCAATGGTTTATATTGTCAACAATTATTTTCACTTTTTATCAACCAATAGGTTTATATAGTTTACTGTTCATTTTTTTGTAAGATATTAAACAATAAATCAATATATAAGATGCAGCTGCAGCCGCTGGCCTGGCGCTGGAGTATAGCGCTATTATTTCGGCATCAGTGGCCAGATCAGCCAGCAGCAGCGCACCAAGGCCAGGGTTGGAGTTACTCCCACCCTATGGGGTAATGGCAGGGCTGAAAATCGGGCGGGTAAGTGCCTTAAATATCCAAAAATTTCAAAAAGATTAAACAAAATGGTTGACAACATAAATTAAAAGGTTTAGTATGATATCGAAAGTAGAGGTTAGAGAAATGACAAGTAAGGAAATCGTAAAGGAATTGATTAAGATTACAGGCAATAGCCTGGCAGGTGTGAGCAAAGTGATGGGAGTTACAACACAGGGATTATGGAATATGCTTAATGCGACAAGGAGAAAGAGCATGAATGTAGACAGCCTGTGTGAGATCCTTGAGGTCTTAGGCTACAAGGTAGTGATCGTACCCAAGGGAATGAATGTTAAGAACGGATTTGAGGTAGAAGAATGATTTACGGATATGCGAGAGTAAGCACGAAAGGCCAGGCGCTGTATGGTAACTCACTGGAGAGCCAGGAGGAGCAGTTAAGGGCAGCCGGAGCCGAGAAGATCTATGCTGAAGCGTACACAGGCACCAAGGCACACAGGCCAGAGCTTGAGAGGTTATTAGCCGAGCTGAAGGCTGGGGATATGGTGGTAGTTACGAAGCTGGACAGAGTAGCAAGGAATACCAGAGATGGGATTGAGATCATTGATAAAATCACCGAGATGGGTTGCAAGCTGCACATACTGAATATGGGAATGTTTGACAACACACCCACAGGGCGGCTGATGAAGAATGTAATGCTGGCCTTTGCGGAGTTTGAGAGAGACATGATCGTAACGAGGACAGCTGAGGGCAAGGAAATAGCCAAGGCCACCAAGCCTGGTTATAAGGAAGGCAGAAAGAAAAAAGACCTGGACAGAGCCAGGGCAGATGAATTATTAGCGCAGGGGTTATCAGTAAGTGCTATCTGCAAGGAGTTAGGAATAAGCAGAGGCACATGGTATAATAACCAGGTAAATTAGAATAAGTGAAGGCACTCTTTAGTGGAAATACTAAGGGGTGCTTTATCTTTAAGGGGAGGTAACAGATGAAAAGAGTATTAGCAGAGATTATCAGAAGGATCAAGGCAGGGGTGAGTGACCCATACATGCTGGGAGATGCGGTCAGGGCGCTTACGGTGCTGTACCAGCAGGATTTACCTTATGCCAGGGAGAAAGCCAAGGAATTGTGGAAGATACTGCAGACAGTGGATGTGAGCACCAGGATGGCTAAATATGCGGTAGTGCAAGCCAGGAGAGACATCTTGCTGCTGGAAGCGCCTTATTCCTTTGATGCGTATATGAGGTACACCGAGTGGAACCGAGAGCCGGAGAAGTGCTTTTACACTGTTAGAAGGAGAGCCATGTGGCCTGTGGTGAAGGGGCTGCAGGAGCTGGCTGATGATAAGCTGGATCTTCTGTGTGTTAGCTTGCCACCAGGAAGTGGGAAGACAACATTAAGCCTGTTCTATCTCACCTGGCTGGCAGGAAGGCACCCAGACAAGAGCATCCTTGGGGTATCGCACAGTGCCAGTATCGTGCAGGGAATGTATGGCGAAGTCATTAGAATGGTAGAGCCGGAAGGAGAGTACCTTTTTAAGGATGTCTTTCCTGGAAGTCCGCTGGTAAATACCAATGCCAAGCTGCTGATGGTAGACCTGGAGAAGGAAAAGAGGTTCAGCACCATAGAATTTACCTCTATTGGTGCCGGAAATTCAGGTAAGTACAGAGCTATGCAGTTACTGTACTGTGATGACCTGGTGCCTAGTATGGAAGTAGCGCTGAACAGGGAAGCCTTAGACAAGCTATATCAGACCCAATACCTGGGAGATCTGCTCCAGAGGAAGACAACAAACTGCAAAGAGCTGCATGTAGCCACCAGATGGAGCGTTGCTGACCCAATTGGGCGATTAGAGCAGGTAAATGAGGGGAATGAGAGAGCAAAATTCATCAGGATCCCAGCCTTGAATGAGAATGATGAGAGCAATTTTGACTACGGACAGGGTTTTGATGGCTTTACCACCGAATTTTACAAGCAGCAGAGGGAAATGCTGGATGAAGCGAGCTGGTTAGCCTTGTATCAGAATGAACCTATCGAGAGAGAGGGCTTGCTGTTCGACACCAACGAGCTGAGAAGGTATTTTGACCTGCCAGAGCAGGAGCCGGATGCGATAGTAGCGGTCTGTGACACCAAGGACAGAGGTGCTGACTACTGTGTTCTGCCTATAGCCTACCAATATGGTACTGATTTCTACATTGAGAGCTTCATTTGCGATAATGGTAAGCCTGAGATCATAGAGGAAAGGCTGGTGCAGGCTCTGCTGAAGCACAAAGTCAAATTGTGTAGATTTGAAAGTAACAGTGCTGGTGGTAAGGTGGCAGAAAAAGTGAGAGATGAGCTGAAGGAAAAGGGTGGTATTACTTCGATTAGTACAAAATTCACCACTGCAAATAAGGAAACCAAAATTGTGGTAAATAGTCCGTATGTAAAAGAGCATTTCCTGTTTAAGGATGATTCAGTAGCAGACAAGGAATACAAGCTGGCTATGAACATGTTGTGCAGCTATACAATGGCTGGAAAGAACAAGCACGATGATGTTCCTGATGCCCTCAGTATGTTAGTGGAATTTACACAGAGTTTTGGCCTAAATAAGGTAGAAATTGTTAAAAGAATGTTCTAAATTACTTTTATTTTCATCACAAATAGTGTATTATTAAGGTGGTTAGAGTTACTCTAAGCCTACTTTCCCGTTATTATTTCATAGAAACAATCTTCAAGAGGTACCCTTTGGTAAAAGTTAGTTTTTACTGAAGGGTATTTCTTTATAAAGGAGCTGATAAGATGAGCGAGATTACCGATACCAAGGAAAAGATCATAGCCCCACCTCTGTTAGGCAGGCTGAACATATATTCAAACACTCCGCTGAATGAGGAGAACATTGTCGCTGAGCTGAGCAAGGTGATGGCATCTCATCTTAACAACGTTGTAGCCATTGAGTACCTCTATTGGTACAGAAGGGGCTTGCAGCCGATTCTGGGGAAAGTGAAAGATGTCCGGCCTGAAATTAATCACATCGTTGTAGAAAACCATGCTGATGAGATCGTAGGGTTCAAGAATGGCTATTTCTTAACTCAGCCAGCGTTCTACATCAGCAGAAACAAGGACGAGGCGGTCACCGATAAGGTCAAGCAGCTGAACGAATATCTGTATCTGTCTGGTAAGAACGAAGTTGACAACAAGGTTGTTGATTGGTTCCATACCACGGGCACCGGCATTCTCTATGTAACACCTACCGATAGTGACGATATCCCTGTAAAGGTGTATGCCCTGGATCCCAGAAGCGCATTTGTGGTGTATGACCTGACACCGGCACACGAACCGCTGTACGCAGTTAATGTTGTCATGGAGAACAACAAGGAAGCAATCCTTGATGTTTACACCAGAGACAAGAAATTCACTGTTAAGGCTGGATTTGTCGGCAGATATATCAGTAATGGTGAACCGCTGGAAGTCACACCAGTGGCCTTGGAGAGAGTTGAGCCAAATCCTCTGGGCTACATTCCAATGGTGGAATACCACTACAATTCCGTCAATATGGGCGCATTTGAGAGCGTAATTCCATTATTAGATGCCATTAACGAGACAATGAGTGACCGCATAGACGGCATAGATCAGTTCATTCAGAGCCTGGCGATCGCAATTAACTGTGATTTTGAGGAAGGTGTTACAGCTAACACCATCCGGCAGGCAGGAATGATTACCATTAAGTCCTTAGGTGACAACAAAGCCGATTTCAAGATCCTGAGTGAGCAGCTGGATCAAGGACAGACCCAGGTATTGGTAGATTACCTCTATCAGCAGGTGCTGACCATCTGTGGCATGCCTAGCACCACCAAGGGTGGCACAAGCA